GAGCCATTGGGAGCCACGAATCAGGACGTGAAGATTTCAACTGAATCGCGCGGCTCGTGCTCATGAGCGTTCCGGTTCCGTCTGTGAATTGGTTGCCACACTGCGATGGTGTGGAGCCGCAAGATTTCTGCTTACTGCAACCACCACAACCACCGCTTTCTCCGCTCGATTGCGCGGGCTCTTGGTGTGAGCGTTTCGTGAGATCATGCGCCGGTCCGAAATTGAAGCTCTGGTAAGCGGGCGCACGGTCCCTATGATGGCGTGACCCAGGATTTGTTGACGTGGGATTCGTGAGAACATCGGCGGCCGCGGGCGCACTGCTCATAGCGACACCGCCCGGTAGCACGGGTAGATTGGCGGGCGTAACGACGCCCAGTTGTGTATAGGGTCCTACCACACCCGCCGAAGCGGGGTTAACGGTGGTGTAGGAATCGGGCGCGGCAGACACCACTTGACCGTTAGGCGCAACCTTCTTGTTCCCGCGCGCCAAATACGCAACGGTACTAAGGATAGCAATTCCAATCAAAAATGGTGGCATAAAATTATCCTTTACAGTGACCCGAAAAGCGTTTGCAAAGCACTGATACCCGAATTGATGTTAGAGCCCTCGACAATTGTGGCGGTGTTTTTCTGGCTTGTCTGATTGCTCCAATAAGCCGTGGCGTTAGCCGAGTTAATTTCGGCGTTGCCCAAATTCTCAATAACCGGCAAGGATTCGTTGTAGGCCGTGAGTTGGGCGGCAGTGTTGGTCTCCGCAACGTTCTCTTGAGCACTGATTTCCTGCGAAGCAACTGCACCTTCAGTTGTGGTCTGAAGATTTTGAGCTCCGATTCCGGCAAGTTGCACCTGAGCCGCATAGTTGGCGATGGACGTTTGGGTTTGGGCGTTAGCCTGAGCTTGTGTGGTTTGCGCCGCCGAAATGGTAGCCTGTTCTTGCACCGCCGCGGCCGTTTGTTCATCGGCCACCTGCGCTTGCATGCCGGTAGTGTACTCGTTTTCCTGCGCGCCGATAGCGGCAATTTGCACCTGTCCGCCGATTTGCGCTTGCGTGGCTTGCAAAGACGTATCGTTTGCTTGCTCCTGGACTGCGCCGGATGTTACGGTTTGTTGAAGCGCGACTTGCGCGGCGAGATTGGACTGGTAATCTTGCGCGGCTGCATTGATGCTCGTGGCTTGAAGCTGCGCGTTAAGTTGATTTGTCTGCGCTGTGGCCGCGTTCTGTTGCGCCTGCAATTGCGTAGACGCTGCGAGTTGGGCTTCTTGGATGGAGGCATAATCGGACGATGATAGACCCGTTCCCGCCACGCCGGAATTTTGAGCTGCGCCGCCCGATGACTTGGAGGCGCCGCGCAAGAGAAGGAAAATGACGATGATAAAAAGGACGAGCCCGCCAGCGAGATAAGGATGCTCTGAGATCCACTGCTTAATTCCGCTCATGTAAATGCGTCTCCATTGCGCCCTCGATTCGAGAGAGCGAGTTTTTTGTATATCCTAGTGACTCGATAATGGCGTCAAGTTTATCATCCATCGCCCGCCGCCCGCTTTCAAGAGTCTCCACGCGCGTAGTAAGTGAACCGAGTTTAACTGACACTCCGATCATAGCTCCTAGCACGGAGACAAGTACCAAAGCCCATGTCGCCCAGTCCATAAATTATGAACGCGGATACTTACGAGTATAAGCTCTAACACTGACTCTCGACTTTTTCTTGACTTTTTTCTTAGCCATTTTATTCCTCAGATTCCAACGGCTGAGTAGCGATTTGACCGGCAACGAGCCCGCCGATGCCGTTTGTTACCACGTTTGGATTGCTGTAACTTTGGCGCGGCTGCAACGGTGAAAACACGTTAGGACGGCGCAAAAAAGAATTTCCCCATAGAGTCTGCAACGGAAACTCGAAGGGATAATCAAACACATAATTTTCCGTGCCGGGAGTGAATACATCGCCCTCGTGATAGTGATACAGTGACTTCGGACCGGGCGTTACGACTTCCGCCGAGCTAGTGTAGCTTGCAGGATTTGCCGAGCCGAAAAGTCCGCCCGCGATTCGAGCCAATGCGCCCGTCTGTGAATCGCGCCCAGATGGGACGCGCGACGGCGCAAGAGGTTTGTTGAGTGAGCCCGAAGCGGCGGAAACGATAGGTGTTGACGGAACGCGCTTACGAAGCAAAGAAAAGCTCACTGGATACCTCCAAGGGAAGACATATCGAAATTTACGGTGCTGGTTACTTGTGTTCCACCACCGCCACACGAGCCGCCGGTTATGGGGCTCAGAGCACAAGCCAATGCGCCGCCAAAACTCTTACCGCCCGCGCCGAGTACACTTCCGGTATTAGAATTGTTACTCACTAACAGAGCAACAATCGCCACGCCCAAAATTGCAAGGGCGATAGCAACAACGGAAGTAATCGTTTTTTCGGACACGGTTTTAGCCGAGTGTGGCGGACGAACCGGAGAATGAACCTAAGCTGCTTCCCGTGACCGGAGAAATTGCGGTACCAAGCGCCTGCGAGAAAGCGGACCCGCCCGCAGTAAGCACGCCCGCAGTATTGGCGTTCTTGCTCACGAGTACCGCGATAATCGCAACGCCAACGATAGCAGTTGCAACGGTGACAACAGACGTGATGAGTGAATCAGACATTTATTGCTCCTGTTTCTAAGCCAGTAAGCGGCGTTAAAGGACTGAGCGCCGAAATACCGCTTGATTGTGTGGCGGGAGTTTCGCCCGCCGAAGTGCTCCGAGTTTCCGTACCCTTGAGGGCGGAAGTGAATTTACTGAAAAATCCACCGCCGATGATTAGGAGAGCAAAAGGCATACTAAATCCGCCGCCCTCTTTGTTGAGTGAATCAGACATTTATTGCTCCTGTTTCTAAGCCAGTCAATGGCGCTAACGGAGTGAGAGCCGATGACCCGCTTGATTGTGTGGCGGGAGTTTCGCCCGCCGAAGTGCTTTGACTTTCCGTACCCTGAAGAGCCGAAGTAAACTGACTAAAGAAACCACCACCAACACCTTTGGGGTTCCCCTTCGTCAAAAAAAGAACTAAAATAACGAGTACCAAAAACGCGGTAGAAAGTGGCTTGAGTTTCGGGACGTATCCGATGGCTCCAATAACGAGGATGGACACGAACCAAAACAGAAAATTATTTGCGCCCGTGAAATCGCCTTGCAAAAGTGTGAATAAATCCCCCTGAGTTTTCCGCACGCCCGCCACGAGCAAAAACACGCCGATGATTAGGAGAGCAAAAGGCATACTAAATCCGCCGCCCTCTCTGTTGTATGGAATCGTTACTCGCGGGTGCGGGCGTGGAAGATGCCTGCGAAGCATCCAAGGGCGCACTGGTCACCACGGGTTCATAGTAAACCGGAGCGGAATAGGCGGCCGCGGGCGCAACCTCCACGGGCGTGGCTTGCACCTGCGTGGCCGTCACTGGCGTATCGACGGTCGTCGCGGGCGTGGCCGTAGAAGTGGTGGAAGCGTTAGCCGTTGTACTGGCAGCGACCGACGCGGCAGTGGTGGACGTACCCAGTAGCTCTTGCAACGCCGCTTGCTCCTCTTGTTGCTGGAGAGCCGCCGAAATATCGGTCGCTGTCTGGTCCGGTTGCGCCGCCTGCGTTTGCGCCTGCGAATGTCGCCACGCAAGATAAACTCCCGCGATTGCGGCCATGACTCCCACCGCCTCAAGCCAGTGATCTTTTAACCACTTCATAGGCCGATTACCGCCAAGTACTTAGGCAGCTCCCCGCGTACTGTGACGAAAACCAGGAAGCCAATCACGAGAGCGAAAACGATGGTAGAAGTTTGCGGCATTATTTCTCGTCCAGAAACACCGCCAGCTTGAAGCACAAAAAGCTGACAAAAAGCACCGCAAAGAAAATCGTTGGGATTCCGGGCTCGTTGCTCGGTGCGCCGCCCGCCAGATCCAAAACCGCCTGCCGATAGCCCGCCGCATAAGAGCCCGTATCAATCAAGGGCTCTTTTGTGCCATCATTTTTCTCAACCATCATTCAAGCTCCAAGAGATGAAACGCCCGATTCAACGGGCGTTTCACATTCCAACTGAGCTAAATAGTTTTTGTCCCACCGATGGGAATTTCACACCCACCAAGTAAGCCACGATGAGAGCCACAATGCAACCCCAATGCCACATCTTCATAATTTCCGTCCACCTTTCCGCCCGGTGACCGGGCTAAACTTCTTGCGCGATTTGTAGCAATACGTGATTCCACCACCACGCAGCCACGATGAGCAACCCCACGAAAAGAACCCATGTGAGCGCGTCACCCTGAGAGTTAAACGGGTGAGCGAACCAATTCACCACCGCCCCGATGAGCCCGGATTTTTGTGTCTCTTGTGTCATAGAAACTCACTCGAAAAAGTGCGGGCGGATTTTACTCCGCCCGCCGCAAGGGAGAAACGGCCGGTTTAGGATGCGGCCAAAGAGCCCGCCATCGAAAGCGTCTGCACGAGCGCGAAGTCTTCCACCGCAACGAGCATATACGGATTCGATGCGGCAGTAATCGCGTTGATGATTAGCTGCATGTTTCCGTACTGCGTGGTTGAGATCGGACGATTGCGCGAATCGAACAGATAGGTACCGGGCGGTAAATCGAGCCCGATATGTTGACGTGTCATGAGCGCCGCAAGCGCGGGCTCGATTTTCCAGATGTTCGTGAAGTTGGCGGACTGGAGAGCCCAATAGTTGATGTCCGATCCGACACCGCGTGCTCCGGTGGAGCCATTGTTGACGTAGATGGCCACGGTGGAAAGGAAATCGCGGAAGTTAGAATACTGATACGGGAAATCCTGTCCAGCTGGAATTGCGGTTTGAACCGTCTGTTTCAGTTCATAAATGGTTGCCAAGTCCAGGATCGGCAAAAGGACGCCTTGATTGCCAGTGGGCAATTGGTCCCAATAATCCTGATACACTGTGACGTTGGCGGAAGTTACCGCCGCATTCACTGCCACGTTAGTGGACTGATAGTACACGGCTTGCGTGCTGTCCGCACCGAATGCAGCAACGAGCGAAGTCCCGTAGGTCCCTGCGAAGCTGAGGAACAGTTGCATTGTGGCGTTGACGACGTTCGCGTAAACCGCGCCGCGCAAATCCGGCGTTTGCGGATTGTCGGGATTGTACGCCAGTGGCACGTAGTACCACATGGTGATCGTCCCCGTGCCAGGGGTGGAGCCCGAAATGGCCGCGATGGTCGCGGGCGCTGAAATCGTCGTAAAATTCGAGCCGTAGTTGATTGGCGAATCTTCGCCAATTCCGCCCGCGGTGGAAAGCTGCGTACCCGAGTTCTTGCCGGAATAGCTCGTGAGAGCCGATGCAAACGCGCGGCGCGTTTTCCACGAGTTTAACATGGCAACGTGCCAACCGGGAGTTTGGATGCGGGTGTTATTGCTGAGATCGTTGAATTGAATTTGTGAGAGCAGATTCGCCGGTCCGAAATCGCTCAGATTCATGACCGCCGCCGATGAGTTCGCAACCGTCGCGACCACCTTAACCCAAAAACCATTGATGAGCCCGACGTTGCGCGGATTGATCGTTAAGGTCGGTTGCTGAGTGGGATTCCACGCGGCGTTATAAATGCCTTGCAGCATTCGGACGGCACGGGCTCGAATAGCGGACCGGGCGATTTGATTCACCTGGGACGCCGAAAGTTGCTGTTGTTGCGCGTTTGCCATATCGTTTGACTTTCCTTTCGCCCTTCACACCTTGCGGTAATCAGGCGCAAACTTAGCCGGTCTTTTTTGTGGCCGGTGTCACGTTGTAAAAATCGAGTACCAGATGCAAGGCGATTCCCGCGATAATCACCATGAGCAAAAGGATAACCCAATTGAGCGGATGTTTCAGGAGTGAGAAATTGAGGATCACTTTGTCACTCCTAAGACTGAGCGGACTTCTGACGGTAGATTTGAGCCGCCGCGCCCACAACAGCGAATCCTATCGCCACCATGAGAACAACGGTTATCCAGTTCGCGGGGTTCCACTCGATGAGCACGCTATCGGCCATACACCTTATCTCCTACCTTCTAGAGTTACAGACTTAGGCACGAATTGCAAGGGGAGTCAAGCGTTCTTAGTGACTTTATTTTTAGGGCTCTGACGGCGCGTACAAGCTGGCGGGCGGCACGGGCGCGGGCCACCGCCGCGCGGTGCTGGCATGTGTGACATTTCCCGCACTTACAAATTGGCTGTCTCATTACGCAGTCCGCTTCAGTGTCCGCAATCGTGACTCGAAACTTCGGTAGATTTTGTCAATAGACGGAACAGGCTTAAGGACCGTCACTTTATTCTCTCCTACGTCATAGTAGTAAGAGTGATAAGCAGGCAAACGGTTGCCTATGTCAGCTGGAATGAACTGCTCAACGTTCTTACGATCTTGCTTGTGATTCAGGCGAAAAACTTGAAAAAATTCAGACTCGGAAAAAACGAAGCGGTCCATCCAAACCGGGCGTTGAGACAAAACGATAGCGGGAATTTCCTTGGACCTACCCTGAGTCAAAATCGCACGGAAAGCTGGGTTGTTGTTTCCCACCATGTAACCTTCGTCCACATAGACGCCTATTCCGCCGCGCGCCCAAATCTCCCACATTTGACCCTCGATTTCTTCCTGAGAATCCGGTTGTGGGTGAGTGACATAGATCCCAGGTTTCACCGGGATCTCGTCTAACTCAATGTCTCTCTTGTACGGTATAGAATCGATGGACCGATCGGTCTTGAAATTGTATACGATCCATGGGCGCGAGAGATAGTCACGATTCGACAAGTGCCACAATGCGGCTTGAGTCTTACCGCTTCCAGTCGCGCCCACAATCGAGAGCCGTTGTTGGTCGTTGGGGAGATTCACTAAAGCTCCGTGCTAAAGCTCTCCGCTCATATCGCCAAACGCCTGCGATGGCGAATAGAGCCCGCTAACTGCCGCGCGTTTTGGTTCCGGCGCGGGCGCGTCTTTTTTCGGCATTTCAGTCACCGGGCGCGCAACCGTTTGCTTTTTAGTCTTCCGTTCGATGCGCCAAGCAAGGATGCGCGGACCGTAGATGGAGCCGCATACCGCCGCGAGTTCGAAAAGGGCAACCTTTTTCGGGTCAAAAGCAACGCTGTAATAGCTGGCGACTTTCTGCACGGCTCCCGCCAGCTTCGCGCTTTCTTCCTTGTCCAGTGCGAGATTCGGACTGTTCAGAATGTTTGCGCCCATAAGGTGCAAACTGAACAACAGATCCTCCAGTCCGATTTTCTCTAAACGAATCGATGTTTCTTTTTCGGCGTTGCGGGAACCACGGGGGCGACCTCGGCGGGCACTTCTACCGTCGATGGCTCCTGACTTGGTTCTGCGGGGATCTCTATCTCCGATGGCTTCGGTGTCCGGAGTTTCAGTCTCGAATCCGTTAAGGATTTCAGGCTGTCCACTTCCGCCCGCAGATTGTTGAGACTCTCCGCTATCTGAGCCAATAGCGGATTTTCCGCTCTCTCCGTCTGTGACAAACTCACCAATTGGTTCCGGCATGATTCAAGCTCCCCTAAAATTTCGGCGTGCCTTTCTTCGCTGATAATCTCCGCTACAGCAAGTTGTTCCGCGATTTCGTCGATTTCATCCGCTTCGTCCATGGACGCTTCGACGGGCGGCTCGGGCGGCATCATTTCTTCAGGCTGCATATTCGCTCCGTTCCGCGATGAGCCGGTCTAGCTTTTCTTCGATCCGCTTCTGACGAGCGGAAAGCTCCTCGAAACTCGCGGCCAATTTCGGGAGTATGTCTTTTCCCTCGGCGAACGCCCGCTCGATTTCGGCGGGCTCAATTTTGATGCCGAGAGACTGCAAGAGAATCAGTATGCCTTTCATGTGACTCCTTAATGCCACTCAAGCCAATGATCCACTGTGACAGTAGATCCTGACGTAAGTTCGTAATAGTTTCCGGATAACACAATCGTGAAGCAATTTACGTCGTTAGCCGCCGCCGCCGCAAACTGAGCGCAAACCGGCGTGGTGGGAGTGGCTGAACTATCGTTCAGAATTTGGATGTAGCTGGTGGAGCCCGTGTAAGCGGTGATGCTCACATAGAGAGCCGATGAAAGCGTATTTTGGTAGACCACATTTGGCAGTCTTGAACCGGTCACAACGGACTGCACCGTGGGACCACCGCCGCCGCCGCCGCCCGATGGTACGCTCCATCCGCCACCCGCCGCGAGATATTTTCCCGCCGCCGCATCGCCCGCGTTTGGCGCGGGAACCAATCCGCTCGTTCCGCCGCTTCCAGAATCACCCGTAAATGATGCGCCTTGGATTGTATGAGAGCCGAGAGACACATTATTAATTGCGCCGGAATAGGGTACAAAACTGGTCACGTCAATGGAGCTTGATGGTAGACTCAAATGGGCGTCCGATTCTCCACCAACTACTAAAACTATAGTAGGTGTTGCAACGGAGTTTTCCCAAACACGAGCGACAATTCGTGAGCTTGGAGACGCCATCGTATAGGAGTTATTTTGTATGTAGTGTAAGTCATAGCCTGTTTCTGACGTTGTGATCGGTGGTGACATTTCGGTCGTACCAATCTTGGCGATATCTACCTCGGCAGAAGACACTTCCCAAATTTCGCAGTAAAGCGTGGTGGTGGAGCCGCCCGCCTTGTAAGCTCTCACGTGGCAGTCAAAAGAACCTGGGGGAATGCTTGTCAGATTCGGCACGCCCGCATCCGTGGCGAAATTTTCCAGCACCGCATTCGATGGTACGGATGCGGTGCTGAGATTGGTCGCGGAAGTGGGATGCGTGGCGGACATTTCATAATACGTCACGGTAGGGCTCGATGCGTTTGCGGTGAAATAGTAGGTGAGAGTAGATGCGGTTGGACACGTATCCCAATATGGCTCGGAAGACGCGCTTCCAGTTCCAAGCTGCAAAAGACATTCAAGTCCGTTAGTGATATTTCCCGCTACACGATTCGGAGCCGATGGACCCTCATAAATCATATCGCCTAAAGTCGTCATCGGATTGGTGAATCCGCCGCCACTGTCCGCTCCCAGGTTTCCAACCGGCGTAGATGAGTTAGCGCCCCAAACGTGAAACGATATCGAGCCCGTACCACTCTCGGAATTGAGCCGCAATTCCACATATGCCGCCGTCGCATGAATTCCGATCACTCCCGCTCCGGTGGTTGTGGATGGGTTTGAACCATCGGTGACTTGCGCGCCAGTGAATGCCGAGTAAGTCACTCCATCGGGAGAGCCCTCAAGCTGCACACTGAGAGCCGAGAAACCAGTGGAAGTGTAACTCACGCGCCAATTGAAGCAACCGTTTGTGTTGGTCAAAACGGTACTCGCGCCCGCGCCCGTCAGTGTGCCTTGAATCGAGCAAGGAACTTGCGCCGCGAGAGATGCCGCAAAAAGTGAGAGCAAAAGCAATGCACGTTTCATATAGGTCGAAATCTCCTAGTTACTAGTAGGCCAATCGGCGTTGGTCACTGGGTAGTTGAGTAGGAATACGGCGAGTGGGATATCGCCCGTCGTCGAAAAACTGAGCCGCGCCGGATTGGGACAAATCACGTTGTAATATCCTTGATGACCGGGCGCAACGATAATCGACTGTCCCGAATCGGGCATGGTGACAGTCAACGGTGAAGCGTTTGCGGAGTTATCAACAAACACCGCCTGAACCATGGAGATAAAAGCGCGTGCTTGTTGGTTCTGCAAATTCACTTCGTAATCCGTCGTCTGTGTGAAGTCCAACAGAAGAGGGATAGAACGCGGACCTTCGGGCGCTACCATTTGACCGTTGACGGCGTAGTAGCTTAAACCGGATGCGTCTAGTTGCATAGTTTCCTCGGATTTCTAGCGACGTAAGTGCAAGCCTGAAAATGGTACGGCAAAATAACGTATGGGAGTGGCGTGGGAACAGTGACGGCGGGCGGCATGTATGAAAGCAGCGAGTAAAACGAGCTTGGAAATCCTGCGGGATACGGCACGATGGAAAGGATGCCGGAACCGGGCGCTAAATTCATCCATACAAAATCGCCATCCGGAAGTGCTGGTATCTGGAACGGACCATAAAGCGTATCGGTCGCAGGATCGATGAGAACCACCATGGGAGTCTCACCGTTGGGCGTATACACTCCAATCCACACAAATGTGCCGTCCCACATGAGCATGGTTCCCGCGCCCGTATATCCGCCAGGATAATACCATGTGGAATCGGGATAAAAACTCTTGAGCAAAATTCCATCACCGGAAAGCTGCCATATTACGCTAGTCTCATCCGTGAGCCAAAGGTACTTGCCATCCCACGTAGGACCGCACACCACGCCGGAAGCTGCTGGACTGGGATACGTTCCCAATGGGAACGTCGCAAGCAAGTTGAGCGACTTATCCAATCGATACAGGTTTCCGCCCGTGTCCGAAATCCACACGTTTGTGGGAGTGACCGCCATACCGGAAATCCCCTTGTTATTTGGCGTGGCGTAAGTGTGGAGAATTGTTCCCGCCGTCGTCATCTCAAAAACGGTCGCGGTTGTTTCCACCGCATAGACGTACATATTTGTACCGTCAGTTTCGATGAGAAACGGAAGCATGTTATCATCGGGCGGCAGATTGAAGCTGGCGATAGGTACACCCGTGGCCGAAAAAGTTTGAATCTGTTTGGTCACGTGTCCTGTCCCGCTCGTGAGTCCTACCCATATAGAGCCATCGGGCGCGATGCACACTGGGACCGGACGTTGTCCCGTGAGTGTAATCGTGACCAAAACAGTGCCGTCAGAAATCCGCACCAGTGCGACCGTGTTAACTCCATCACTCACCCACGCATTACCCGCGCCGTCTGCCGCAATGCCGTTGATTGCTGAGTGAGAAAAAGTGCTGTTGATTGTGGATGCCGTCTTTATCCATGGAGCGTATGCCATAAAATCAATCCTCTATCGGTCACGCATGAGTCACGCTTGTATGCTCTATTTCGGATACCTCCATATTTTGTGACTTGCCGGTCTGCGCGAAAGCATGCTAAGTCTTAGAGTAGCACCGTGTTATACTGAAGACAAGGGTTTAGGCTTTCCTCCGAGATTCGCTCCGAACCCTTAGAGAACGTGTCGCGCGGCGGTGGAACCGCCATTCCACCGCCCCCACGTTTTCCTCATCTGGCGGGATGAGTAACTTGAAAACTCCTCCAAAATTCGGCGCACGGGAAACTCTCTCGGGAGAGAGACTCCAAGAATTCCGCAATTATGTTGCTCAGTTAAAGCGACAAAAACTCATCACACGCAAGGGACCGGCTTCAAGCGCCCGTCCATACTTCATACAAAAAGGTCCGCGCGGCGGCTCAAAAACTTTACGTGATATTGTCAACGAAAATCTTGACAAGGTTACGCCCGCCACAAAACTCCTACCGTTAGGTGAGCCCGTTTCGATACGCTCACTTCCCACCAAAGCAAAGGGCCTTGCTTCACTCCTAAAAGACATTGAGAAAAATTACAAGGAAATCGACGCGCTAAAGAAGCCGAAAGAAGTATTTGCGTTTCAGATTAACGGAATGCGAAGCTACGCGACCTTCGGAGACATACGCCTTTTGGTCGAATATTTGGGCGAATCGGCGGGCATACAGCAAGTGCTCCACAAACACCGCCAGTCTAGCTCCATCTTTAAAGCTCTCAAAATCGCCCGGTGGAACAAGTCCGCAAAAGCGTGGAAGCCATCCATGCAGCATTTGAGCCCGCAAGCTCTGAGAACCACACGGCGAAGAAATCGAAAGAAGAAATGAAGCCTGTTCTAACGATGGACTTTGAGACGGACCCGTTTGTGCATGGCCGCGCCGTGCATCCTTTCGCGTGCGGATTGTACAACGGACAGGACTTTGATTCTGTGTGGGGGAGAGATTGCGCCGCCCGCATGGTGAAAAGGCTACAGAAGCTCCCGCCCTCTATCATCTACATGCACAACGGCGGGCGATTCGATATCAACTTTCTTCGCCCGTGGCTCTCCCCTGAGATGCGTATCATAAACTCTCGCATCGTGCAGTGTCATTTGGGAGAGCACGAAATCCGAGATAGTTATGCCATCATTCCCTTCCCACTCCGCGCGTACAAAAAAGACGATATCGAAATCGACAAGCTGGAAGCGGGCGTGCGGGAGTCACACAAGACTGAGATCCTTTCCTACCTCCGTGGTGACTGCGTTTACCTCCACGAACTTGTGACAGGATTCCTGAGCGAATTTGGTGACTACCTTACCATCGGTTCGGCAGCGATGGCACAGCTACAGAAATTTCATCCGTTTCAGCACGGCGGAAAATTTTTGGATGATAAATTCCGCAAGGAATTTTTCTACGGCGGGCGCGTTCAAGTCCTGCGACCGGGCGTCTTCAATATGCCGTTCAAAATCTATGATGTGAATAGCATGTACCCTTACGTCATGAAAAACTGCTTGCATCCGTGCGGGCCGAATTTCAGCGTGCAACGTGACATAGGAAAGAAGACGTTTTTCATCGTCGCCGAAGGGAAGCAGTACGGTCCTGGTGCTTTCCCCTTGCGCGGTAAGGATGGCGGTATCACCTTCGATTCGCCGCGCGGGGAGTATGCTTGTACCATCCATGAGTGGCGCGCGGCTCTAGACACCGGTTACTTCCAACCAACGCGAGTCAAAAGAGTCTATGACTTTGAGGAGTCCATTTGCTTCGATGAATTCGTAGACCACTTCTATAGCGCCCGCTATGCTGCGAAAAAGGCGGACGATAAGGCACGCGTTCTCTTCTACAAACTCATCCTCAATTCGGCCTACGGAAAATTCGCTCAGAATCCTGATAACTTTTTCGATTGGGCAATCACTCCCTTTGACGTGCGAATGCCAGCACCTTGGAAACCTACTACGCTAGCCGAGTCACAATATACCGTCTGGAAAAAGAGCATCAACCGTCACAGTTACTACCACGTCTGTATCGGAGCTTCCATCACTGGAGCCGCCCGCGCCGTTCTCATGCGGGCGTTACGTGGGAGTACGGAACCCGTCTACTGTGACACCGATTCTATCGTGTGTAGGTCACTGGCGGGCGTGACTCTCAATGATTCGGAGCTTGGCGCGTGGAAGGAAGAAGCAAGCGGTGACCGCATAGCTATCGCAGGCAAGAAAATGTACGCCTGCTTCCAGGGATCGGAATGCATCAAAAAAGCCACCAAGGGCGCGAAGCTATCCGCCGATGAAATCGTGCGAGTGGCGCAAGGCGATACCGTTGTGTACCGCAATCAAGCTCCCACTTTCAAAGTGGACGGGCGAGTGTCGTTTTTAGAGAGACGGATTAGGAAAACAGTTTGATTATAGTAGACTGTCAGTGTGGGCGGAAAGTTTTTCTCACTGAGCCGCCGAGTGAAAAATTTACGGGCATGACCGGGCGGTGTCCCTCATGCCGTCTAATTCTGGAGATTCAATGGCTACCAAAGGAAAGTTCGATTTCCACGGAAGTTACAACAAAAAATCCGAAGCCGTGAAGAAGGAACAGGAAGTGGGCGGATTTATCCGTGAAAAAGTGATCGGCGGAAAAGTACGGTACTTCGTGCTCACTCGAAAGGAGTAGTATGGACGTTGAAAGCAAGGACACAATAATAGCGGCCATCGCTGCCGCCCAGAAATCCCTTGACGAATCGATGGACCGATTCATTGCGAAACTCAACTCCGCTATCGATAGGATAGACGGCGCGACGGCCACGCTAACACTGAAGGCTCCAAAAGATGCGACTTAAAAACTTGTGTGTTTTCATCGATATCACAGACGGTCACTTTCCGAAGTTTAGGGCGCGTTCTTTTTGTTACATGGGAAAGTCGGAAATCGTTTGGGGGAAAACCATCTACGCTAGCGCTCACCTAGATCGCGTGCGTTATGCCGTTGAGAAATTCTTTCACGGAAAAACTCATCGGGTCTTCATAGCGTATGATGCTTCGCTAGATAGACCCGATGAGATGCTCGAATATTTCGAGCTTACTTCGGATTGCCGGTGGAGCCCTCTGGACCAACCGTTGCAACGTCCGTGCTAGTCGCGGGCTCGTCCGTGGGTATCAGGAAAATTTGCACGTCTGCACACTGGAAATTCGGCCAATACTTTTCAAGCCATTTTATGGCCTTGTCGATTTGCTCGAAATCTCCTTTGATGGGACGGCCACGAAAGGTAGCGTAATACTGGAAGTCCATTGTCACTCCTCGGCGTTCCACCACCATTCGTTGAGTTTCACCATGATCCAAACAACCACCACCACAAACGCTAGTATAATCTCCACCATTTACCACCATCCAAAAACGCGGAAAGTGACCAGCAAAAGCACAGCGAAAACTACGCCGGAAAATCCCGCCCAGAATCGGCGCATGGTGCGGGCTCTTTTCTCCGCGCGTAGAATCGCACGGTAGATTTCGTTAGGCGTTGCGGACTCAGAAAGTCTCACGGTAATCTCTCCTCCATTTCTTTAATCAGAGTGATGATATCTTGATCAGCTTTCCCGGAGCGTCGTCTAGCAATAGCTTCGCCCGTGATTTTGCCTTGCGGATTCGTGCCGCCTGCTTGCGTGCCTCTTCAGTGTCCGCACGATTCATTTCAAAAACTTGCTTGCAAGTCGGACACTTCGCCGTCTGCTTGAATGGTGACACCGAGCGGCGTACCAGATGAGTCTTGTCCGAAACTGGACAGTTGGGACAGTAGCGGATTCGGGCGTCTAACATGATGGTTATTTCACCTTCACTTCGACAACGACGTGCGTACCCCTAAGATTGTTTTTCACCATGAAATCGTAGGCGTCCGTGGCCGTGTCGAAAAGCGTGCTGGACATTCCATGGAGAGGATGAGACATTGTGTAGCCGGTCGCGGATTCGATTACTTGGTACTTTGTCATAGGATGACTCTTTTCTTTCCTCCTCTTCCATCATAGCAAATTCGGTCACGCTTGTGTCAAGATATGTCACGCATCCTGGTACTATGCCGCGATCGCCGTGCAACCGGCGTGCGGCCCACGCAACCGGCGTGCGATACCCCAACACAAAATAGTTCAGGAAAAGGCTTGACAATTTGGGAGGGATTGTGTATGCGTGTGACGGGTCACGCATATAGTAAACGTTTGCGTGACCGGGTCACGATGCAAAAATTTGAATTTAAGCTGGAGACAATATGGTCATGGGTTT